CTGTGGAGTTTAATCAAGCTGCTAGATTGGCTACTTATCGACTTGGTGACTTTGGTGCTGAAAAGATAACACCTGAGAGCCTAGATAAAACTGCACTTCACGAGTTACTTCATGTTTTCTTGATGAGTACAAACCTTGACCCACCTGTAAAGCCACAATTTATTGTTTGGCTAGAGCCATTGCCTGTGTAGCTTCCTACTTTAGAAACTCCAGCACAGGTTGCAAATAGGTATGTAACAAATTTCTCATTTAAACCATTAGCCCAATCGTTACCATTTGACAGCGTTCCGGTGTTAAGTGAAGAACCTGTCCCAAACCAGACACTTGTAGTTGGCCAATAGGTATTCTGTCCCCAAGGAAATCCGGAATCACTAGTATTTAACATCCCTAAGTAGTTACTTGGTCCGGCAGAACATCTAACAATCCAGTTCTTGCTGTCAACATCTCCTATGCCTGTAGCGTTTCTGCTTTTAGTAATTGAAAGCTCTGGCACAACTGTCAAATTGTGAGGTATGACCCTATTTGAAGTTCCATCCCCAGTCCAGCAAACCTCATCAAAGAAGCTGGGCGCACGTCTAAAGTTTAAATATAAATCACTAAAAGAAGACGTAAAAAGTCCATCTATATATCCAGTATTGTTATCAAAACCAAATCCGTAGCCAGTGCCAACAGTTTCGGCATCAGTTGTATTGGTATATAGAGGAACATCTCTTGTTGTTGAAGCACCTCTTAACCTGTCATTAACGATTCTATAAGAAGATTGACTAGGAGTAGTTGAAATTAGTAAATCAACAGGGAAGTTTGTTGTTACTGTTCCACCACCAGTTTGATTAACAGGACTAAACACACTAGTCCCACTCGTAGGCACTTTCATCGGGCCTCTACGAATGGCTATGTAGATGTAAGTTCCAGATGGGAAATCAGTAGGAGTAAATCCAGTTGCAGATGGGCTGATGTTATAACCTATAGATTCAGCATTGCTAGTGTTTGGCTCTAGCTGTGCGCCACCTGCGCTTACGTTAAACCCACGCATAGTATCAAATATTCTCCAATCAGCAGCAGTATCAATCCTTCTTATTAAAACCCACTGTGGTTCATATCCAAGTGTTACCAGTGAGGCTCCGCTAAACGACCCACACGAAATCACATTGTCTGTACCAGCAAGGCCAAAGCCTCCTGCGTTGTGGGCAAATAGGTAGGCTACGTAGGTTTGACCGCTTTCATTTACAGCGGCAGAACTGCCAAGGGTGAATTCAGTGCTTGTCGGTGTTGTAGTATTCCAATACCCTGAAGCAAGAAATGAAGCAGCAGTGTCGTTAAGCAAAAGCGCCCTGCCGTTTCCTTCGCTTCTATGATAAACAGGCCAACCTTGTCCGCTTGCGCTTGTTTGTTTAACAATGATGCATCCCGGCACTGAGCCAAGATTATGTGCAACAGTTCTCCCCGCAGTTCCATTCCCCGTATACGTCACCACATCAAAGAACTTTGGTTGCTTGCGGAATGTCCATGAGGCAAATGTATGCCCAGAATAATTTACTGTGCCAGTACTGTCAGTACCAAGAGTAAACCCAGTTGCATTAAATGCCGTAAGGGACGTATTGTCAGTAGCTTGGGCTGATGTAAGGTCAGAATATATTTGTTTTCCAGTTCCACGGATGGTATCAAACAACGTGTTATTAGAAGCAAATGATGGTTGCGTTCTTGCTTTAATCCAAGTCAATCCACCCTTACCTGACAAGTCAATGCCGTTGGTAATGGTTTGTGATGCACCTGTGCCCGTATAAAGCCACGTACTCATGACATCTTCTATATAAACTGGCACAACAGGAACACCACCACCAAAGGCATCATAAGAAGCCGCACCACTTGTTGCTTGTAATGGCATAGTGTTAAGCCTTAAATTGTGTGTTGCTTGCCAAGACTGTGAAAGTCGCACTACCTGTCTTGATAATCAAATAACGATAGCTATCGATGCCACTAGCGTTACCCGCAGTAGGCGCACCACCTAGCCACCTAGTAGTCACTCCAGAAGTCGTGCCATCCACCTGAACAGCAGAGTTGTAGTAAGCAGTAGCGCCTTGAGTGACCAAGAAAGCCACAGTCATTGACTGACCCGTACTCATCAAAGTATCTAATGAAGTACCGCTAGAGCCTCTGAAGTTAACAGTCCAGTTAGCACTTGCGTTACTTGTGTAATACAAGACTGACTGAGTGGTAATGTCATAGTTAATCGTGCCAGTAGCCGCAGTTGCTGATACTGTAGCTACCTCTGCTGCATCGTTGAGAACAATCGCTGTCTTTGAGCTTGAGCCAGAAAATGTATTGGTTCCTGTAAAGGTTTGATCTGCTGCAAGTGAAACATCACTAGGAGCCGCAAAACCCAATGTTCCAGATCCATTGGTCTTTAAAACATAGTTTGCTGTTGAATCAGCAGTAGGCAATGTAAAGGCAGTAACAAAGCTTTGCAAGTTAGCGTCATAAGCCAACACATCTGTGCTGATTGCCAAACCAAGCGCAGTTCTAGCGGCAGAAGCAGTAGCACCACCAGTACCACCTTTGGTAATCTTTAGTACTGGACCAGCATCAAACAATGCATCAATAGAGTCCAGATCAGTATTGATCTTCGTACCCCATGTGTCTGTGGATGCGCCAACTTCTGGCTTGGTTAAGCCTAGATTTGTGGTGGTTGTATCTGCCATGTTTTACCCCTAATAGTCTGAACTTTATACAGAAACTGTTGTCCAGATTTCGGACACATCTGCTTCTGTTTCCCATTTCTTTCTAGCATTAATCACAACACTAGAAGTATCAATAAGTATTGCCTCAAAAGGCCGCTTGCGGTTATAGAAAATATCTAAAACACTTGTTGAAACAATATTTACATTACCAACCGCATCCAATCCACCTGCCGCTGTCATTACAGAAGCATCAACAATTGCAAGTGACGCACTTGAAATCTTTACCGCATCTACAGATACTGTACTGCTTGAGAAAATCTCAAACTGAGCATCTTTAATCTTCTCACCGCTAACAGCTACAGTAGAGGCATCAACGATTGCAAGCGAACCTAAGTACGCTCCAAAGGAGTAAGCTCCTCCACTATAATCGCCACGCCCGTAAGCAGCCATGTTATGCCAATGTTATAGACAAGCTAGATGCAGGAATGCGGAAAATGTCGCCATCATTGATTGCTTTTGCAGTTGTCAAGGGAGCCCAGGCAAGCAAAGTTCCACCAGTTGAAGCAGTAAAAATACCTGCCCAACCAATTGTTCCCCAATTTCCACCAGAAGCAGCGGCAAACTCAATTGCGGCAGCGTTAGTAAAAGTCGTTGCAGTACCGCTACCAGAAATGGTTCCTGTAACTACACGAGCATAAGCACTACCAGAAACCTCTGTGCCACCACCAGTATCACTAGGTGCGGCAGTAAATAAACCCACATACCAAGCAGTAGGACGAGTAACTGACGTACCTGTAAACAAGTAAGTTAGAACTAGGTTTTCTGTGTAATCTGTAAAAGAAGCCATTTATTACCCCAAAGATCGGGCTCTAACGAGTGGAGTTGAAGAAACAGAAGCCCTTTGATCTGCTACCTCAATGTCGCCCAAGGAGTTGACATACATCTGACTCCATACGGCTAGACGTTCATCGTCTTTCAAGTATGGCGCAGCTTCTAAAAGCGCACCATACAAGTACAAGTCTGGGGCATAAGCTAGGAGCCAGTTGCTTGTGTTTGAATCACTTAACGCAGGAATCTTAGCATAATATGTAAGCTCTGCGGAATATGTTGAATCAGGTGTTGGTATGAATTCTAACTGAGTTCCAGTAATTGTGTAATATGCTGGTTGACCAGTAGAAACATATCTATTGGCCTTTAACTCATCGCCATAAGCCTCAGTTACAAACTGTAGCCTGACAATAGGATTTGTGTTTAATTGAAACTCTTTGGCCTGTAACCAATCAGAAGGATAAGCAAAGAATGCAGTTTCAATCTGCCCTTCAGCACGTTTAACCATTTGGCGAGTACGCAACTTGCGGTTAAATTTAGCTTCTGCAATGGTAATAAAGCTAGGAATAATAGAAGTCAGGTCATCCCGATTGAGATAATCTGCTATTGTTGCTTTAAGCCCTGCAAAAGTATCAAGTGCCATTTTCTACATCCCTACACGCTAGTGTATGCTCATGTTTGTACTCAAATGTACCAATGTGGAAGATCTGCTTTGAAAGATCTTGGTCAATATAAGTTTTATGCCCATTTTGGGCGGCTCTACGGCAAAACCATACATCTTCACCAATATAGTCTTCCGCAGCGGGAACCCAAGGGATAGCAAACCAAGGATATTCCATAGATTTGTAGACTTCGGATTTGACAAGCATTACGCCCATCCCGCAGTAGTCTACCTCAACAAGTCCTGTTGAATCGTCCTCAGTATATACCCGATTGATAAAAGTTGCATCCATATCTGGGGTATTTTTTTTCACCGCAATCGGTTCTGTAGGGAATCTACGCTTGGCATAGTTTCCACAGACAATACCCGTATCATGTTTTAACAAGCGAATAATAGTATCCTTTGGAAACCTCATATCGCTATCTAACCAAAGGGTATGGGTGCATTCTGCTGCTACCGCATCTCTAGCCAAATCCTGACGTTGTGCTGACAATAATGTGCCAGAACTAGTGTAGATCACTACTTTGTGATTTGATGTACCTACAGTAAATCCAACTAATCTAGCTAAATCAAATGCAAATCCAGAGTTAACAAAATCCCGTGTTGGAACCAAAATTCCAATGGTCTTACTATCCATTAAACTTCTCCAGGTCTTGTGCGAAATGCACGATTATCAGGGTCATTTAACCACCGCTTCATGTAAGCTTGGTCATCAAGTTTGCCTTCGGCTTTCATTTGATAAAACAAAGCCATAGGAATGGATGCCACATGGTGCATATCTCCATTCCAATTAGCCCGTTCATCAAAAGAATTAAATCGTTCTTTGTTTGACTCTACCACTTCGGTAGCATCAATAATTGTTTGAATGGTTGCCTCATCTTTTTCAGCATCGTAATGCCAAAGCTTTTTGGTTCCCGTTTCTAAGTTTATGTCAAAGATTTTTGTAGTCATAAAAAAAGGGTGGGTTATTAGCCCACCCAGTTGTTTCAGATTAGGTCTGAATTGTTGAGTTCAGGTCATAGACAGCGCCATGAGCCTTCTCATTCTTGATCTTCAAGCCCCACTCACACAAGAGCATACGCTTCTCAGCATCACCTGTCTTAGCCAGTTCAACTGTCTGGAAGGGACGCAGATAAGCAACTGATGCGTACTCAGGATCAAGCACAAAAACATCACGCTCACGTTGGAACCTGTTGGCAACGATACTCACGTTTCCGAAATCTGAAACATAAATATCTGCAGCGCCAATGATAGTTGAAGGCTTAGGACCATTCACATTGAAGCGAGTTGCACCGATACCAGCCATCTTAGACAAGTTCTGTTTGTTAACAGGACCAGCCATAACGATAGAAGGTGAACCGCCTTCTGTCCACACCTTCTGAATTACGTCTTTCAGCAATACTTCGCTGAATGAACGCAAGTTAGTAGTTGTAGCATCAGTACGAGCTGCATCAGGAATGGTTGTGTATGAAGGATCACCACCGCCAGAACCTTCGCTAGTATTGGTCTTCAAGAAGGCCAACAATGCGCCTGTTTTACGGGCAGATGACGTAGAACCAGCGGCAGCGGCTTGGTTAGCCAACATTGTTGACTCCATGTCACGCTTAATTTCCGCAGATTTTTTAGCCATTTGATAGCTCAATTCTGAGCGTCTTCCTGCCTTGTCAACTGCTTCCAATGTACCAGCAATGATTACATCCTTACGGCTAATCTGGGTGTAGTTGCCCAAACGAACTGTAGCTGTAACTGCTGTGAAAGAAGTAATGTCATCGCCTTCAATCTGTGCATTGGTTGTGCTGGCAGCGGCCAGATCATCTGTTTGCCATTCAAAGAAAGTGTTGGTTACGTTCTCACGTCCAACATTGCTCATAAATGGAGTCTCTTCTGGAGAGATCTGATAGATAACATTTGAAAGATCTTCCCGAACGCCTTTAGCGTCAAATCGGGTGTACGTGTTTGTAATAGCAGCCATGATAGGTCCTTAAATAAATTTCTCGAAAAGGGATGCGGCATCTTTGACGCTTCCAGTTTGTGCAAGACGCTTTTTTGCGTTATTTAAATCACTCGACTTAGAACTTACGCTACCTGCTGAACCAGGACTGACCATCTTAGGAGCCTTCTTAATCTTAGCTTGGAACTCAGGACGCTTACTCATCATCTGGTCATACTTCCACGCTTTGTGAAGCGCAAGCAATGCCCGTGAATCTGTAATCGTACTCAACTCTTGCTCAGAAAACCCTAAATTCTGACCATACTCCAATAAAGCTTTGCCTTCTGCTTTGGCCTTCTCTGGAGAACTCCACTCTGGAATTTTCTCCTTCAAACTAGCAACTTCTTGAGCCATCGTTTGTTGCATCTGCTTTTGCAGTTCAACTTGACGCACTTGATTGAGTCTCTCTTGCTCTGCTTGAACCGCATATCTCTGTTGTTGCCTACGCTGATGTGATGTCCATTGACGGGCATATTCAGTCGGGTCTTCAACTTCTAAACGATTCCAATCAGGCTCTGGAGGCTCAAACTCCTGCAATTTCTGCTGTAATTGTCCTAATATCTGAGAGTATTGTTCACGCTCTCCACGTACTTGCTGAAACT